CGTGTACTTGATTTAGTTGATGATAAAAAGAAACCCTGGTTATTGCCAGTGGGAGTATTGGCTATCTTTGCTATGCTGCTTATTGTTGCAGCTCTCGTTCAGAAAGCGAGGAAGAAAGTGCCTACTATTCCGTCGAAGCCTTTTGGGCCATCCACTAGGGAACGCTATGTAGCTGTTCAGGATGCTAAAGAGGATCGAAAGAATAGGAGATGGATATTTTACGATCGCAGTAATGGAAATATGCTTGAGCCTGATGATTATATGTTTGATGAGGCTGGTAATTTATTGTCCCTTTATGGGAGAAGGATAAATCCAGATTTTGAACCAATGATTACAGGTGATTATGGGAATTTAATTGCTAGAGGCCAGGCTATTGAGAAACCAAAGACTGTTACCTTTGCCGCTCCAGAAGTGGCCCCTTCTACTACCTCCATGGGAGACATTCAGAAAATGATTGACCGTGCAGTTGCTGCTGATATAGCTCAACGTAAGAGAGGTAAGGATGTGGATGAGACAAAATGTACCAAGCCCGGCTGTAATGGTGGGTGTGATAAATGGCACAAACCAGTCTCTGCGGCTAAGGCCGCAAAACACAAACTCGCTCGATTGAAAAAGAAGGCTAAAGGAAAAACTGAAGCTTTAATCAATGGACAGAAGTTCAAGCCACAGAAGGCTATGGAGTCTGTAGGATATGCGAGAGCTACTGCGCTCGATGGAGCAAAACATCATGAGATGAATGCAACACGAGTGTGGGGTGGAGTTACTGTTAGTAAACACCTTTTTGAGGGAATAGATTCCACACATTTTACTGTGTATATGGGAAATGAGGAATTGATTCTTGATGTAAAGAAGGGGGTGCAAATTGGTAATGACACTTTGTTTTTCCGAACAGGGGAAACGTTCAAAACAATTCCAAGTCTTAGATTGTCTGAACCTCAGAAGGGTGAAGCAGTTCATTTGGTAACTTGGGATTCATGGGATGATTTTATGGATGGTAAGTTTAGTACTAGTCATGGCAA